AGGAAGGTAAGATCATCGGCTATTTTGTTAGCCAGCATGAGCTTGCCCTTTTTTTCATAACACTCACCACTGACACGGCCTGCCCCTGGAGTGAAGTATTCGCACTCAGCAAGTAGGGAAATAAAAATGGCAGATGATGACACAGGCGTAAGTGGCGACAAAAACGAAGCGGCTGAAACTAATCAACCTGATCTAGAAGACAATCTCTATGACAGCATGGAGGGCGACAAGAAGCCTGCCGATGATGCAGAAAAAAATCTCGTAGGCGATGAAACAAAAGACAAACAGGATGGCGAAGCTGACGACAAGGCTGATGCTGAAACTGATGACGGCGACAAAAAAGAGAAGTCTGTCGAGGACGATAATCTTATAGGTAAAGAAGAAGCTGAGGAAGATTCCAAGGATGAAAAATCTGAAGATGACAAGGCTGACGACAAGAGCGATGACGAAAAAGACAAAGCTCCCGAAGATTATAAACTCCAGATCTCTGAAGAATCCTTGCTCGGGGCCGAAGCTGTAAAGCAGGCTGAAGAGTACGCGAAGAAGCACGGGCTGTCCCAAGAGGCAGCAGAGGGGCATCTTAAAGCAAAGGAAGAAGCCGTAAATGAGTATCAGGAATTTCTTGATAGCACTGCTGAGAAGCGTGCTCAGGAAACGATGACAGGTATGAAAAAAACCTGGCTGGCTGAGTCAAAGGCTGATTCAGAACTCGGTGGCGATAAATTCGCTGAGACGGTAGCAAAGGGCAACCGCTTCATTAACGCTGCTGCGAATCCTGAATTTAGAGAAATATTGAAAACAAGTGGTTTAGGGAATCACAAGGCTTTCATGGCCCTATGCGCAAAAGGTGCGGATTTGGCTGGCCTCATGGATGACAAAGTCGATCTCGGCGGTGACACGAATGAGACTGAGAAGGCTCTTGAAGACAATCTCTACACCACAATGAAATAGAAAGGTACTTTGATGGCTACTAAAGCTGCAAACATTTATACACTGGCTGATCACGCAAAGCGTTTCGGCCCAAATGGGATGATCGCTCAGATCGTTGAGATGCTTGAGCAGGATAATCCTATCCTTGAAGACATGGTCTGGAAAGAAGGCAACACTCAGCTCGGTGAGCAAATGACTGTTCGCACATCTTTGCCCCGTGTTTACTGGCGTCTATTGAACAAGGGTTCAGCGACTTCCAAGAGCACCACAGCAAACATTGTGGAAGGCACTGGAATTCTTGAGGCCTGGTCAAAAGTCGATCCCGATCTCATTGAAATCGGTGGTCAGGCCAAAGCTGCTCGTATGTCTGAAGACGAAGCATTCCTCGAAGCCATGAACATTGAAATGGCCGAGACTGTTTTCTATGGCAATCACCTTGCCGACGAACGCGAGTTCACTGGTTTGTCTCCACGGTTCGGTGACAAGGCAGGCGCAAACGCACAAAACATCATCGACTTCGGTGGAACCACAAACTTGACTTCAATCTGGTTTGTGATCTGGAGCACAAAAACTGTCTACGGAATTTTCCCACAAGGTTCTAAAGCTGGTTTGTCTGCCAAAGACCACGGCTCACAAATCGCTGGAAACCAAGGAGCTTCTGGAGACGAACTTCAAGAAGTCATGATCACTCACTGGAAGTGGAAGGCTGGTCTCGCACTCAAAGACTGGAGAGCTGTCTGCCGTATCGCCAACGTATCCGTGTCTGACTTAGCGTCTGCCACTGGTGTGCAAACTTTGATCGAAGCAATGATCAAGGCATGGCACCGTATCAAGCGCCACATGCGCAAGGGTCGGACTGTGATCTACATGAACAGATCTGTCAGTCAGTACCTTGATTTGCAGCGTTTGAACTTCTTGAAAAATGGTGGTGGAATCACTGAGAAAGACATCGACGGAATCGTCAACATGTTTTTCCGTTCTATTGCCATCAAGGAAGTGGACGCTCTTCTTGAGACTGAATCACGCGTAATCTGAAACCCCAGGGGGGCGCAAGTCGCCCCCGTTTTATGAAAGGACATGAACTATGATTCATGACGATTTAAATAGATTTAACGATGCACAAGTTATCGGTGCGACTGCGGTTTCGACTGACGTGATCGATCTGGTCGCAGACGGCAATCTCGGAATTGGCGAGCCGATGTCAGTGATGTTCATCATCGATTCATCTGCGAAGGTGTCTGTTGCTGATGAAACTTATGATCTTGAAGTGGAAACTTCAGTTGATGAAGCATTCACCACACCGATCTCTCTTGCAAAACGCACATTCACAAACGCACAAGCCGCCGCCGAATTGTTGGCAAACGTTGACGCGATCATCTTGCCACTTGCTCAAGACGAGCGCTGTGAGCAGTTTCTTCGCACGAAGATCACCACAGGCGGCACATCGCCAGCTATCACTTACACTTCTATTCTCCAGCCCACTTATGGAGTACCTGCAGAAGTTCGTGGCGGCTATGCGAACAACAGCACAATCACTTGATTGATTGTGTAAACGACATAAACGAAAGGAAAAAGTGATATGTCAGAAGGCATTTTAGTAAGAGCAAACGAAACAGTGTATTACGGAGAAGTCCGTAGGCGTCCACCAGAATATGAAGATATTCAAGGTGGGGGTCAAAGACTTGTGCGCAAAGCAGACATCTTTATGATCTACGAGCGCAACGGGAAAGACGCCAAAGGCAGGCCAGTCACACTCAGTCCACAATCACAGCTAAAAGATTTTGGTAATGCCGTGACGGTGAGTGTGGTTCAGAATGAAGATGTTCACAAAGTTCAAACCGCAGAGATTGAAATGCGGAACAGACAACGCTTTGAAGAGGAGCAGATTCAACTCGACAACATCACGAAGGCCGAGCAGATCGCAAATGTCATTGAGGGTGAAAGCTCTGAAGATGCGAATATTCGCAGGGCACTTGCAGAAGGCAACAAGATCGATGAGAAGGCTGAGGCCCGAGACATCGAACTGTTTACTCAAGTGAAGACTCCTGAAGAACTGGCGGCTGAGAAGTTGAAAGCTGGTGAAGCAATAGTCGTCGAAGATGATACTCCTGCCGCACCTGTTGATTCAGGTGGCACAGGTTCACGCACTGTTTTATCGTAATTATTAAGAGGGGAGGCTTCGGCTTCCCCTCATTTTCTTTGGAAGGAATCGCATGGATCATAGAGAAGCAAACACTCACCACAGGACAAACATGTCACTCAACGCTGAAGAGGCAAAGATAGCCTTTCCTTTTATGTTTGATGAGAAAGGAAATCTTCATCCTGGCGACAAAATTCCAAAATATCCACACGGTCTCGAGATAAGGCTTGAAAGCATTGCCCTTAAAAAGATGGGACTGAAATCAAAAGATTTTGAACTCGGCCAAGTAATGATTATCGATGCGAAGATCATCATCGAGAAAGTGGTGGACGAGCAGGTCTTAGGCGAAGACCCTGAGATGGTGGTCAAGATGCAGATCACAGATTTAGCAATTAGCGAAGGTGTTAAGAAGTTGGAAGATCATATCTACATTAACAGCTAAGAGGAAAATATGAACACGTTTGAAATAGGCTTAGTAGTTGCATTGTTCACCCTGGCTGCTGGCATAATTGTCGCAGTCATAAGTTTTTTCTTAAAAAGGTTAATCAGTTCCGTGGATGAAATCAAAGACGCAATCAAAGCATTCCCTGTCGAGCTTGAAAAAAGACCGACCTGGGACGGCGTCAAAGAACTCTGTACGGAAATTTCTGAGAACACAACTGTCAAGCACGAAAGAGATCTTCATTCTGGACAACCTCCAGCAGTTGAAGAGTTTGGTCAAATAAGGAGAACCTGATGGCAGCAGTCACAGATGTTTGGAATATGGCTCTAGCTCATATCGGGTCAAAAGAACGTATCTCGAGTGCGACGCTTGACACGTCGCCACAGGCTCTATTGTTGAGATCGTTCTCTTCGAGGTCTTTGAACGATTTGAAGCGAAGGCACCAGTGGCAGGCGTTCTCAGTTTATGAAGAGCTGGCCCTGGTCAAAGAGTGTCCAAACAAACATTACAATTTTGCATACGCTTATCCTCAAGACTGTTTGTTCTTTAGAAAAATTTTGAGCGAGATCAGGAATGACGACGAGAAAAGTCGTGTTCCTTTTGCTCGTGGTCGTATTCGTAACGATAACGACAAACTTGTGAGCGTGATCTTCACAGATCATGGTGAGCCCACTGGACTGTGGACTGAGAACGAGGATGAGGACACCAACTATGATGATGACTTTGCAATCGCCTGGTCATTTAGATTGGCTTACTTCATTGCCCCAGGCTCGACAGGTGGAGATCCTTTTGACAGGCAGCGTGCAGCCCTGGCGAACTTCCGTCTAGAACTTGGCAATGCGATCAAGATGGATCTTATCGAACAGCAAAGAGATCCCTATCCCGCATCCAAATATGAACGTGCAAGAAACAGGCACAGGGGCAGACGAATTGATGGCGAGCGTGGCTTGCTTGTTGGAAACAACAGTGTGATCAGCTAATGACTGCAGTCGTACAAAGATCTTTTTCAGGTGGTGAGATTGCTGACTCAATGGGTGGCAGAATTGACCTGGTCAAGTACGCGACTGGTGCGGCCACCATTCGAAACTGGATTGTGCAAAGACATGGCGGTCTCAAGAATCGCCCTGGCACAAAGTGGGTTTGTCATTCCAAGAACATGGCCGATAAGATTCGCCTGATTCCTTTCAAGGTCAGCAAAGATGAGACCTATATGCACGTTCACACCCCGACAGCAATGCGTGTGATTCAAAATGGTGCGCTGGTTAAACTTGCAGCCACGACCGACACGATCGAAGGAGTGCCTGCTGTCAGTCCTAGCGTGGTGTTGACCATGACAGGCCATCCGTTTGTCGTGGGCGACGAGGTGACGATCGATGATGTTATAGGCATGATCGAACTCAATGGTAGAAACTTTTTGATATCAAACTCAACAGCCAACACAGTCACCCTTTCATTCTTAAATGGCACAGCGCTACTTGGAACAGGTTTCACGACTTACATTTCAGGCGGCACAGTGGATAAGATCTTTGAGATCACCACACCATATACTGTTTCTAATCTCCCAGAGATACACAAAAGTCAAACGGCTGCGGTGATGACATTGACACACACTGCGCACGCTGTTCGCAATCTGACCCGAATCGCTGTTGATGACTGGAATCTTGAGGAAGAGACATTTGTTCCAAAAGTGGCCAACGCTATTAATGGCGCTGTCGCTGCTGGTGGAGCTGGTTCAAAAACTTTTAAATACAAAGTCACATCGATTGATCCCGATGATGGTCAAGAATCACTCCCTGCTCTCGATGCTCTTCAGAGCGTGGTGTCAATGAATTTGGTGAATCCTATCTCAGTCGAGGTCACAGCTCACACATACAATGATGGTGATGTGGTGGAGTTCGCAGGGCTCGGTGGATCTAACGGTGCCGACGAACTTGTCGATCGTAGATTCTTTGTGGATATAACGGATGTTAACAACTTCACGCTCAGAGATGAAAACGGTACTGGATACGTGACATTTGTCGCTGGTAATGTGGCCAGGGAGAACCTGACCGTCACCAGTGCTGCAGATCCTACAAGTGGAAACCCTCATGTCATCTCATGGGATGCCGTCGCAACCATCAATAGATTTTCTGTTTACAAAGAAGTAAACGGTGAATACGGTTTCATCGGTGTCGCAGTCGGCTTGACGTTTGATGATATCAATATCGAGGCCGACACTACCAACACACCCCCAGAGTTTAAGAATCCATTCTTCGGAACTGATAATTTTCCAGCTACTTCGGGATACTTCCAACAGCGTCGAGGGTTCGCCAGAACTAACAATGATGTGGAGAAGGTGGACTTCTCAGAGATCGGTGACTTCAAAGGCTTCCGTCGTCGCACACCCTTACAGGATGACGATGCTGTCAGGTTTAAAATTGAGGGCAATGAGATCAATGATGTCCAGCACATAATCCAGGTCAACGGCAAGCTCGTGATCTTGACTGAATCTGGTGAGTGGCTGATCAGTGGTGACACCAGTGGCACGCTGACACCGATCGAGATAAATCCGAATCAGCACTCATACAATGGTGCCAGCAACATTCAGCCAGTCGTCATAAACTCTACAGCCCTGTATGTCCAGGCACTTGATTCAACGATCAGAGAACTGAATTTCAGTTTCGACATTGACGGAATCTCTGGGGATGATCTAACGCTGAATTCTGCGCACTTGTTTGATAACTTTGGCATCGTGGCCATCGCCTATCAAAAGACCCCTCACTCGATCCTATGGGTCGTCAGAGATGATGGTGTCATGCTCGGCCTGACATTCAATAAATCTCAGAAGCTTGTCGCCTGGCATCGTCACGATATTGACAGTGGTCTCATTGAAGACGTGGCTGTGATCAGAGAAGGCACTGAAGAAGCTGTCTACCTGGCCGTCAAGTACAACATGGACATCACAGGCACCAACACCTTTGAGGATGTTCGGAATGTCGAGCGCATGGAAACCCACAAGATCAAAGATATTAAAGAATGGGTATTCACTGACAGCGCGAAGACAGTGGACGGTCGAAACACTGACACGACACACGATATGACATTGACTGCGATCTCTGGATCTCCGACATGGGATTTTGGACAGCAGCTCACACTCACATCAACAGATCCCTTCTTCCTGCAGGGGATGGTGGACGATGAGGACATCATTCAATACACGGGCACCAGGGATACGATACACCCCATTACAGGCAAGACGATCAAGGTGCCTCTGACTATTTTATTAACCATTGAAGATCTGACCAGTACCACAGTGGTGACGGTGAGGCCTGATGCGTTAGTCCCTCCATCTCTCAGGGCCACGGCGACCGATGACTGGGCTCATGCGATCACACGGGTCAGTGGTGCAGCTCACTTGGAAGGTGAACAGATAAGTGTGTTCGCAGATTCGAACGTAGTCGCTAGTGCAAAAAATAGCGAAGTGAAGGCGATCGTGGTGAACAAAGGTACATTCACAATAGATTTTCCACGGGCTGTCATTCATTACGGCAGACCCATGACCGCAGATCTTGAGACCCTGGACATCGACACGGTGGACGGTGAGACACTGGTCGATAAAGAGAACCTGGTTTCAAACGTTACTCTTTATATGAACCAGTCAAGATCTATCTGGGTGGGTGGCAAGGCACCGTCAAATGATGCTAACGATCCTCTCGAGGGCTTGGCTGAGTTAAAAATTGGTAGCCTCGAGAACCTTGAAGAGCCTGTCGAATTATTAAATGGTGCCATCGACATCGCGATCGCAGCAGGGTACACAGGCGGGGGACGTGTCTTTTGTAGACACATTGACCCAACACCAGCAGAAATATTGCAAGTAGCCCCACGGGGCCGATTCCCAATCTCAGGAGGGACTAAATAATGGCTAAGAGAAAGCGCACACGAAACAGGTCAAAGAGTAAGCGCTCTACCTTTAGGAAGA